TTACATTAAACAGCGCGCTTGGAAGCGCAGGTAGTGCCGTTTGGAATTACACAAACCCAACTTCAAGTGTTTTTAGTTCTGGATTTACTAATCAAGGCGATGTGTTAGCGTATTGTTGGGCAGAAATACCAGGATTTAGCAAGTTTGGTTCTTATATAGGTAATGGCGATAGTTCACTTGACCCAAGTGGAACAGTTGTTGCCCAAACAATTACAACTGGATTTGAGCCAGCTTTTGTTTTGTTAAAACCAACCCTATCCGGATATTGGGGTATATTTGACAATAAAAGGGGCGGTAGCTCTCCAGGTAGTCAATGGAAGTGGTTATGGCCGAGCCGTACTAAAACAGAAAATGACGCAAGTGGTTCTGGTGGATATTCTACGCTTGTAGATTTCACACCAACCGGATTTACTCTTGGTAATGACGCAAGTAATGATTGGAATACAAATGGTAAGGAATTTATCTATATGGCATTTGCTAATGAATTTTAAATAAAAGGGGGTGTAAAAGCCCCCATTTAAACTATGGGACTTGACAATAAAATATCATTCATTAGCGGCTTTACTTTTACAGCTCTATCAACTATATCATTAATGGGAGTAGCACAAGCCGCTATGATAGGTCTTGTCGGCGGTTTCTTTGGTCTATTGGGAAAAGAATTATTCTATTACTTGAAAGGCAAAATTAATGGGAGAAAATCTACCTAAATTAAATGACGATGCAGGAATATCTATAAACATAAAATGGCTTATACAGATAGTCATACTTGTTGGTAGTGCGGTATTACTGTACACTCATTTAGAGGGCAGAATAACAGACACAGAGAACGAGATACAAGGACTAAGATACAATCAAAACAATTATGTATTCCCTGATATTAGAACACTTGAAAATGAGTTATTAGACTACAAGTTAGAAAGGGAAAGAGTAAGAAAAGATTTAAAGAGGATTAACGAAATCATACAAAAATGAGAAAGTATATAGACTTAATAGTATTCAAATACATAGAATTAAAACTATGGCTACACGCTAAAAAGAATGGCTCTACTTGGGATAAGTTTCAGTTTGCTCTATTTTGGATGTTAGTAATGGTTTTAACAAGTATTTTATTAGGTAAGATTATATGAAGTATTTTAAACTTTCTGAGTTTGATAGTCCGGATTTTCCTAATAGTGGTATTAATATGGACAAAAAATTTCTTTTAAAAATAGATACCGCAAGAGAGATTGCCGGCGTACCGTTTAAAATAACATCGGGCTACAGAACGAAAGAGCAAAATCAAAAAGTAGGTGGTGTAATTGGGTCAAGTCATACAAAAGGACACGCGGCGGATGTACATTGTAACAATAGCGTTAGTCGGTTCACAATTGTAAACTCTTTGCTTAAAGCCGGATTCAATAGAATAGGTATTGCTGATACATTTATACACGTAGACGACGACCCCGATAAGGTTACAAATGTAATTTGGACGTACTAACGTAAGTGCACGACATATGAGTAAGAAACCGTTTAAAGAAACTAAATTAGGTAAATTCCTTTTAGGGAGTAAATCCTCTGTAGGAGACGCAATAGGAGATTTATTGCCGGATAGTGGAATATTAGGTATTGTTAAAAAACTTATCGATACAGACCCCGATTTGAGTGCTGACGAAAAAGAACAGGCTCACAAACATTTAGTAGATTTATACGAGTTAGAGGTAGCGGATAGAGCCTCTGCGAGAAAGAGAGAGGTTAACCTACGAAAATACGGAACGGATTGGATGTTTAATGTTACCGGTCTTGTTGGATTAACGGCATTTGCTTTTTTGGTTTATACAGTTGTAACAACAGAAGTCCCCGAGTCTAACAAAGAAATATTTATTCATCTTCTCGGAATTGTAGAAGGCGTCGCTTTATCAATTTTCGGATATTATTTTGGTTCTGCAATAAAAGAAAATAAAAACGGCTAACGAGTTTAATTTAGTTAACACAACCCAATACACCGGAAAACTACAAAAACGCGTTAGAAACGCTCTAAATAGCCTCTATAACAAAATAATTATTATATTTGTCTGTGGAATATAGACAATTAGCATATTGTAGTATATTGTAGTATATTTACTATTATAGACTAATAGACTACTATAGGAGAATATATAAAAATTTTTGACTTAACAAAATATGAGCGAAGAAATGTTACGCAGAAAAATTGACAAAATATTATCTTACAAAACTATCTCGGAAAAAGAGAAAATCGATAGACTACTATTTATCGATGCAGACCTTTATTGTAATTTAGGCTCGGACTCTTTAAAATCTGAAATACATCACGCAAAATCTTTATCGAAATACATTTACAGAACGATTAGTAAAATGGATTCTCATTTGGGTAAATTATTGCTACGTGGCGAAGAAAGTTAAAACAAGAAGCCGGTCTAATATTGTTAAAGATTTAGATAGACACTTTAGTATATTTATTCGAAACCGATTGGCAAAGAATAATATTGTAGAGTGTTTTACTTGTGGGTCGCAAGATCATTGGAAAAATACTGATTGCGGACACTTTATGAGCCGAAAACATTACGCAACAAGATGGGACGAATTAAATTGCCAAGTACAATGTAAAAAATGCAATATATTTAGACACGGCGAACAATTCCAATTTGGAATAAATTTAGATAAAAAATACGGCGAAGGTACTGCCGAGCAATTGCTAAATAAGAGTCGCGGAATAGTAAAACTATCAAACGTCGATTTAACCGAAATGATTGAATATTATAAAAATATAAATAAAACGCTTTTGAAAATTGGTTTTTAAATCATAATTAGTATATTTGTCTATCCTGTCGATTACTTCAATGTAATTATCTATTCTCTGTTAAGGGGGTGCTAACGCGCCCCTTTTTTTTTGTTTTGTAGTTATTAAAATTATTTGTATATTTGAGTACAGGAGTTTTAAAAAACAGAGATATGTCCGAAGATTTATTAGAATTGAAAAACGCACAGATTGTAGCGTTAAAGAACAAAATTGCCGAATTGGAGGCAAAGTTAGAAGTATGTATTAACCAAGGCGAAGAAAGCCGATTAAATTAAATTAAATGAAAACAGGTAAAATTAAGTACATTGATGCCGATGGCGAATGGAATGGATTGCAGAAATTCAAAGTAACATTCGCGGACGGGGAACGTTTTACGTTTTTTTCGAAAGGTAATTTCAAAGGAAACATAGGAGACGAAATTAAATTTGAAGTTTCAAACGCAGAGCGCGGAACGGCAAAGTTGATTAGAGAGAACAGTTTTAGCGCGCCAAACCAAGTAGGAGGTGCAACGAGCAAAGACGAGTTAATTATGAGACAGACGTGTATTAAAGCGTCGGCAGAATTTAACGCGAAAAGAGAAAATTCAAGTAGCGACACCGTTATAGAGGACGCAGAGAAATGGTTTAATTGGTTAACAAGTTAAGGTATGAAATCAGATTTTTTAAATTCAGTATTCGCATATAAAGGGAAAAAGGATTTTGTAGTAACCGATTTAAAGGTTAAGGTTTTAGAGTTTGAGCAATTCATAAAAGAGAATAGGTCTCAAATGGTCAACGACGAATTTAATATATCAGTATTAAAATCAAAGAAAGACCCCGATAAATTTTACACAAAGTATGTTATATGGGACGCGCCGAAACAAGTGACGGCGTCAGAGCAAATGCCGGACAGAGAAACCGTGCAAGACGATTTACCATTTTAATTGTAAAGGGGAGACGAAAGTCTCCCTTTTTATTGTTATATTTACAGAAATAGACAGGGATGTTAATAGATTTTGAAAAGACCGTTTCGACGTTAAGAGATGTTAAGAGCGGAAAGATTAAAGAGGGTTTAAAATTAGGTATCGACCAAATAGACGAATATTTAAGATTTAAGCCGACAAATTTCAATGTTATTTTAGGACACGCAAACGTAGGTAAAACGTCAGTTATTTTATACCTAATGTTAATGTACACAATAAAGCACGGTTTAAAGTGGGTTGTGTATAGTTCCGAGAATGAGGCTCATAGCATTTTGCGAAAGATGGTAGAGTATATGGAGCAGAAACCAATCAATAAAATATCAGAGGAAGCGTTTAATTCAAGGTTAAAATTTATTTACGACCATTTCAAGATCATAGACAACGAAAAAATGTACACGTACGTAGAGTTGTTAGAGTTATGTACGGCAATAAAAAACGCGTGGCATTATGACGGATTACTTATAGACCCGTATAATTCACTTTCGAAAGACCAAAAAATATTAAAAGGTTTAGGCGGTCACGAATACGATTACCAAGCCACGACAGAAATGCGTATATTTTGCAAGAAACACAGGGTTTCAATATGGTTAAATACCCACGCAAATACAACCGCTTTAAGAATGGTGCATAGAATAGACCATCAGTACGGTGGACATCCGATACCCCCGATGGCGTCAGACGTCGAAGGAGGTGGTAAGTTTGTTAACCGCGCAGACGATTTTATCGTTATTCATAGATACACACAGCACCCGACAGACTTTATGATTACAAACATTCACGTTCGTAAGGTAAAAGAGATAGAAACCGGTGGTAGACCGACCCCGATGGAGATGCCAATAAAGATGCGTTCAATAATAAATAACGTAGGATTTAGCATAGACGGTATTAATTTAATTCAGAAATCAGACGATATAGTATGATATTAGGATTTTTTCCATAACTTAGTGGAAAATTTCCAACTATGGGCATAGATTTACAAATTATTCCTATTTACGGTCTGTCTTTTGGTGTATTATATTACAACCCAAATTTAGAGCCGGATAGCGAACAAGTTGAGGAAGAAGATTTCTACCATCAGCTTACTATTATGTTTCTCATATTTGGCTTTCACATAACTTGGTGGAAACTATATTAGAAAAAATACACGCCAAAAGAGACCTTTGGCTTTCTTACCTTTATTCTTGGGGTTGTAACCCCGACACCGCAGACGACCTTATTAGTGAAATGTACATAAAGGTCTACAACTACATTAAAAAAACAAATAGCGACATTGCTTACGATGGCGACGACGTGAATATCTATTTTATTTATATCACGTTAAGAAATATGTTTTATGATCTTAAGCGTAAAGAAAAAAGAAATCAATTTGTAGACGATTACGATTTCACACAAATAGAAGAAGAAATAGAATATCCTTACGTTAGCGAAGATGATTACGAAAAACATTGCGCTATTATAGATTGGTTCGAAGACAACGACTTTTTTGAA